TTCAGTTCTTCACCACGAAGCGCACCCGCCGCCATTGCCTGTGTAAGCTGGATCATGGCGTTGCTTTGCTCTTGGGCCGTAGCGCCGCCAATAACAAACTGCTTGTTCACCTGCTCCATGAAAGCAATGACCTGATTCATGTCACCGTTGAAGGCGTTACCGGCGTTCAAGCCAAGTTTTGCAACGGCGGAAGCGGTATCAAAGTAAACGGATCGGGAACGCTGGGCGGAAGCCATGATCTTCTGTTCCAACACATCCACGGAACCGCCATCATCCACCAGCAGATTCAACCGGGCCTTGGTGCTTGCCAATTTATCCGAAATGTTCTGCACTTTATTGATCCCGGCGATACCACCAGCGGCAACGGCAATTTTCTTGATGGTGGACAGAAGCCCGTTGGCGGAATTGCTACCCCCACGAATGGAATTGTTGAACTTCTGCTGTTCGTTGTTGGCGTTCCTGATATTTTCTTCAATGGCATCAAAGGCGGTTCCCGCTTTTGCCCATTCTTCACGGGCTTCCCGGATTGCCGCTGTGTCAACGGCTCTACCGGAAGCCTGTTGCATGGCTTCAAAGGTGTTCAGCACAACCCCCATTGCCTTGTGCATACTCTGAAGGGGGCTGGTAACACCATCATAAAGGGCAATAGCGGCCCGGATGTTTCCCACAGGGATCACCACCTTTCTTGGAGAATAGAAGCCGGGGCCTTAATGGTGGCGGCCCCGGCGCTGTTTTCGTTCAATTTCCTTCTGTTTCTTCTTTTCAGCTTCCACCCGAACATCAATGGCCGCAATGATGAAGGCCCGTTCACGGCGGGGCAAAGCATAAAAGACGGAAGGTGTCAAATGAAGTTCGTGAAGGCAATAGTAAGCAATGTTCGCTTCACCATCACCTTCACAGATTAGTTTTTTGCTTCATCAACCTCATCCTGCATGGTGGTATCAAAACCACACACTTCCTGAATCTTGGTCAGGTATTCGGCATATTCTCCGGGGGTCAGCATGGTTTTCAGAAGGGCATCAGCGCCCATGACCTTGTAGCTGTCCTGAAGTTCCTTATCATTCAGATTGGGGAACACGGTACAAGCCACGGCCAGCTTGCCAAGGTAAAGATCATAGTCGGTTTCCTTCTGATACTGGTTCTTCTTGCCGGGAACCGGAACACGCTTGGCACAGGACTTCCGAAGGGCTTCATCCTCGGTGCCGGTGATGGTCTTGATCTCCCAAGGAATGGGCTTGCCATCCTCACCCAAGAAGCGTTTGGAAGCAACAAACTTGATGTTCTCAACGGGAACGGCGTTTTCAGCCAAAAAAGCGGACAGGCTCATTATTTTTTCCTCCTATATTTTGATACGAAAAAAGGCCCCGGCCCCTACCGAAGTAAGGCCGGGGCGCTCTGCTTACTGCATACCGGCCAAAAGGCTGAAGGTTTCGGGCATCTCGAAATCTTCAAAGGTGAAGTCCATATCTTCATCCAAGTATTCCGCATCAGCGTCAAACTTGGCAAGCAAGCCTCCATCCATATTGCAATCCTTCAGGATCACGGTCTGACGGCCCACAGAAGAAGTGGGATCTTCATTTGTCACCTGAATGTCAAAATAGACATCCTCGCCGGTGTCCTTATAACGCTTCATCAGCTCACGGAAGATGGAAGTGTTATAGTGGAAGGGGGCGGAACCCGTACCCTTCCAGCCGGTGGCCTTATTGCCCTTGCCGGTCTTGCCCAAAATGGGAACTTCCGTTTTGTTCTTCTCAAAGTTGGCTTCAAGGTTGATCGCCTGCATGAAGTTGTAACGGTTATCCCCGATGGTCACGAAACATTCAGCCAAGGAAGCGGAAACAGCATCCTTGGCGTTCATGATGGTTCTATCTGCCATGATGGTTGTACCTCCTTACTGAACATAGACGGTCATATAAAGCTGTTCCATAGCGTTCACGGGGGTCACATAGTCAGTAACCACCACGGATTTCTTGGTATCGCCCTTTTCAACCGTCACATTTTCGCCGCTGAAGTTCTCAATGGCCCGAATATCCTGAAGTTCCGTGTGGTGCTTCACAATATCGTTCCAAAGGGAAATCCGGCCAGCGGCATCATTGGGAACCTTGCCAAGATACTTCTTGCCGAACAGAACGGCAATATCATTGGCAATCTGATCCAAAACTCGGATCGTCTGGTTGCTGGAAAAGTCGCTGGACTTTTCATCCGTGATGGAAATGAAGCTGTTAATGTCGGTCAGGACACACACCGCTTCATCCACACGATGGAACATGAAGGAACCTTCCCTGATCCCGTTTTCAAGCTGGGTCTGCGTGAAATCGGTGTCCACATCGTATTCACCATCATAGGTCATGTTGGTGGCGCTCTTATTGACCGCCGTGCCGCCGATCACACCCGTAACCCAAGGGATCAGGGCGGTGGAAGTCTTGTCGGAAGTCAGGCCGTTCTTGACGCTCACAACGCCTTCATAGTCGGCCAGCTTGCGGAAAAGAACCACCTGAAACTTCTTGCCTACATCATCACGCATACGCTTTGCGAAAGCCGCAAACAGGGCGGTGATGGTGGCCTTGCTCTCGGTGCAACCCATAGCGTTGAAGGTGTACGCTTCCGCCTGATCAAGATAGGTCTGATAGTCGGAATCGGCCACGGTGCCATTGGTGCCGCCCGTCAGGGGCAAGGAAGCGGTCAAGGAAAGGGTTCCGCTGGACTTCCAATCCACATAGGCATTGGCCTTCAGATCGGTGATAGCGGCCACACCTTCCTGAAGATCAACCTGAACGGTTCCCAAGAAGGTTGCCACATCGAACAGCGGCTTCTGTTCTGTGGTGTTCTCATTCGCCGTGATAACGGTACGAAGATCATTACCACGGGTGCCGGGGTATTTGGCCGTTGCGTAGGTGTTAGCCGCCTTCACGCCGCTGGTGCCAAGACGGAAGAAATGAACGGTTTTGGCGTGAAGGAAGATTTCACGCATGGGCTTCAGTTCATCCGCCGTGTACGCATAGCCGAAAATTTTCTGACTGTTCTTGATAAAGTCAGCCTGTTCCACCGTGAAAATCTTGCCTTCAGGCCCCCAATTCATGGCAAGGGGGATGGTGACAATGCCACGGTCAGAAAGGGTGGCGCTTGCCTGCGCCACAGAAATGAAGTTGATATATGCACCGGGCAGAACCTTGTTCTGCACCAAGAAGGTGCCGCCGCCAAGGGCCATATTATTTCACCTTACCTTTCATAAAGTCATTGATCAGCCCATCAATCTGATCGAAGGTGTATTCCTTTCCATCTTCCAAAAGGACAGACAGAAGATCACGCCGGTCAGCGTAACGCCTGAAGGTCAACACCCGTTCTTTGGGGAATACCACCGGGGCCGTGATGGTCGGTTCCTGTGCGGTGGCGGCTTTCTTTCTGGTAGCCATTCAATCACCCTTTCTTTGGCTCCACAGTAGTTTCCAAGGTTTCCATTGCGGTTTCCTCGGTTTCTCTGCGAAGTGTCAAATTGTAGTTCACGAAGAAGTGAAGAACCCCGTCTTGCACTTCATAACTCATGGAAGTTCCGTGAAGCACATCCCCATTGGGAAGGGTGATGAACTCCAAACATTCCATCAAATCCCCGGCCATAGCGAACAGTTCAGCGTTATTTCTCCCGCTGGTTGGGAAATAGTGAACATCCAGCGGGTTCCGGTTCATGAATCGGTTCTTCTGCAACGGGGAAATGTCAGGCTTCAGGACAGCAATGAAAAAACAGGGTTCCTTGAAGCCCTGTTCCACATCGTTCTGATAGATTTTGTACCCGGCCCCAAAGGTGGCGTTCAGCTTCATGGAAACACCTTTGATGATTTCATTGATCAACTGAACACCCCCTTCAAGGCTTCATACAACATATCATTCAGAATGGACGGGGCCAAGGTTTTCACTTCCTGTTCGGAAATCGTCAGCATGAACCGCCCCTTCACCCAACTTGCCTTCAGGGTCTTACCCAAGGCGGGAACATAGCGCCCCGGTGTTTGCCGGTGGCCGTATTCCACATAGGACGCATATTCCAAATTGTTGATGATGGTCACGGTGTACTGCTCCCCATGTTTTTCAATGGGAAGGATCGTCCAAGCGTCACGCAAGGAACCGCCACGATAACCGGGCCAATATTCTTCCTTGGCTTCATCCGTAGCATACGGCGGAACCACACCAACGGGGGTTCTTTTCTTCACCTTATTCAGAAGGATTTGGGCGATCTTCTTGGCGGCATCCCGGCAAAGCCGATCCATGTCAACTTCCGAAAGCTGTTGAAGGCGTTCATCCAGCTTCTTCAATTCCCGGTAATCACACCGGCCCCATCTTCCCATCAGGCCCACCCCCTGAAGGGTTCAAGCATGATTTCTTGATGGTTGGAAAACACGCCCGGTTCACCGGAACGGGCATAGGTGAAGGTTCGTTCCATATCATTTGGACGGGTTACAACGATCTTGCAACCTGCGGGAACCTTCACATCCGGGGAAAGGAACAGCTTCACCACCTGTTGGGCGGTTGCCACTTCATCCCCATTGGTTGAAGTTAATGTTTCAAAAGACAGCTTGCACGGCTGATCCTGAAGAAGCGGCTTTTCTTCAAAATCCGTCAGGTGGGTGACAGGATCGGTGACTTCCTCACGGATGAAGATAGAACACCGATCCTTCCACAACCGTTCCAAGGCGGTTCGCACGGCCTTATTTACCATACCAACCGCCTATAACGGTAGATTTCACCAATGCGCCCGTTGATCAGATAATCAATCAGGCTGTTCAACCTCTGTTCAGGGGTTGAACTACCTTCACCAAGGGCAAAGGTAATGTTGGTGTCACCTTCCTGAATGGATTTCACCGCCGCATCCAAATCAAACCCTTCAAGCTGTCCAGAACACTTCTTCATGTTCAGGTATTCGCCCACGGCCATAGAAACGGCCAGACTTTCCAACCCCTCCGGGATTTCGGAAAGGTTGGAAAGGTTTTTGATCCGCCATTGAACATTGTTCAAGACAATATCCAACAGCGGATCATCAGCGGCCCCCGCCACGCCAAGGGCCGTTAGCATTGCAACCGCTTTATCACGCAACGGGGTTCACCACCTTTAGCCACGGGAAAGAATCCGGGCAATGGGAATGGCCTTGTGGTTGATGTAGGAACGCTGACTTGCGGTGCTTTCACCGGAATGAACCAGCGTCCAGTTGCCGCCGTTTTCCAGTTCAGCCGCCGTGGGGCTGGTGCTTGCCTGCGTTTTCTTCTCATAGGACAGGCCGAAGGGGGCGAAAACCTTACGCTGACGCATATACAGCAAATCTTCACCGCCGTTGGTCTTGGGGTCACGGGCCATTTCATAGGGAACCTTCACGCCGATGTCCTCATAGGAGAAAGCACCGTTGCCCATAGCGTAGGTGGTGTACTGAACGCCAGCAACCACATAATCATTGGCCGCAAGGGTCTTGGAACCGAAGTAAGGCGTGACCTTGGACAGAAGGATTTCGCCATCGGCGGGGGCGCCAGAAGCAATGATCTTCAAAGCGCCATCGGTGTTGGCATCGGCATCGAAATAGCCTTCAGAAACGGGCATCTGATCGGTGACGATCACCAGCTTGCCGTTCCAAGTACCCAATTCCAAATCACGCTGAATACCGTCCTTGTCGGTGTACTTCAGGCGTTCGATCAGGTTCAGGTTTTCAAGGCCGGTGGAAACATCACTATGGCAGAAAACCAAAGTGAACTTCTTCTTGTTCGCACCGCAAGCCTTGTTTGCCGCCGTGTTCAGGGTGGTGGCGGTCATAGCACCGGAAACGGTGGTGGTGTGCTTCTCCACAAATTCCTTGTTCTTGGCATCGGTGGTGGACATGGCAAAAATGCCCTTCAGGATGGAAAGAATGGTGGCTTCATCCAGTTCATCCTTGTACTGTGCGACCTGTTCGCTGATATTCGCCATGAAATCAACGCCACCGGTCACATCATAGGAGAAATCACGCTCTTTCCATGCCTTGGCACGGCCAACCACCACAACGCCCTGTTCAAAGGTCTTGGTGGAAGTGGCGGTAATGTTGGTAGAACCGTCATAGTTCACCGCATCACCGTCAATCAGGCCACGCATGGCAAGACGGGCGTAGGCGGTGCCGTTCTGACCGCTGAACACTTCCTGAATGTCAGGGTTTGCGGCCAATGCACGGGATTTCTTGATTTCGTTCATGTTCAGGTTGGGAACACGGGCCACCATGTACTTGAACGCTTCAGCATTGAAACTCTTGGAATCAAACTTGTTGTTAGGCATAGTTCAAAACTTCCTTTCTAAAAATAAGATTTGTAGGGGGTGTTGGTTAGTCCAACTTTGCATCCGGGTGGGCTTCCAAATACTGACACAATTCATCATAGGTCATTTTGGAAGGATCATCACCGGCCGGGGGTGTATCACTCTTTTCACCGGGCTTGGCACCCTTGAACTTCTTATCAGGGGCCTTGGTGTCAAACAGAAAAGCCGTGTCCTGACCGTCCACCAGCTTCTTGATTTCGTCACCCAAGCCCTTCACCGTGCCATCATCGGCCAGTTCAGCCTTGGCAAGAAAATCAGCCATCAGCGCCTTAACAGCGGTGTTGTTCTTGGCCTTGGCTCCGGTCAATGCCATATCAACGGCGTTGCTGATCTTCAGCGCCTTCAGTTCGGCTTCATGGGCCTTCTTCTGGTTGGCGTTGTCGATCTGAAGCTGTGTGATCTGATCCTGAAGCGCCTTGGTGTCACCTGTGGACTTCTTCAGCGTTTCAAGCTGGGTGTCACGCTCTTTGATCGTGTTCTTTGCGTTGGTCAGTTCGGTGTTGACCTCATTGAAGCGGCTTTTGGTAACGAAGGAACCGTTCAGGCCCTCCATGACCTTATTGGCCTGTTCCTCGGTCAAGCCCCATTCCAGCAGATTTTCCTTTGTCATAGTGATAACCTCCAAATCCTTTTTTACCGTGGGTTAGGAACCACGATTTTATTTAGATTTCTGTTTACCGCCCACAAATCCAAAACGGCGATGGTATGAAAAAACCACCACCGGCCAGAAGGCCGGGGTGGTCAAATCATCAATATTGGGTTCAATCCCAATGCTGATCGGGTGTGAACTTTTCCAGAATGGCGTAATACTTGGGGATTTCTTCAGGCTTCTTGCCGTTCTTCAGGGCGGTCAGCACTTCAATTTTTTCGTCAAGAAGGTTTTCGCTGTCCAGATCAAAGAAGCGATCCACCAGCACATCAGAAACTTCAGTAAGAAGTTGATGAACCTTCATCAGCTTTTTTTCTTGATCCACTTAACCACCCACTTTCTTCAACATTTCCTGAATAACTTCATCCAAGGCTTCCACCAATTCCGGTTTGTCCTTGCGTAGCATATCCACCAAATCAGGGCGGACAATCGCCAAGGCTCCATAGTTGGCAAGGGTTTCTTCAGAACGCTTCCCAACATTACGGTAATATTGGGAACCGTGGCCGTATCTCACAACACCGGCATCACGGGCAGAACCACCGGAAAGCGCATCATAAATATCTTCAAGGGAACTGATACCGCCACCCATAGCGTTTCGGCATTGGTAATCAATCTGTTCGCTTGCTTCCCGTTTCAGCCTATTGAACTCTTTTTTGTAGTTCGCATAGGAAATAGCCCTTGCATAATATTGATCGTTCAGGGCGGAAGTGGCGGTTCTCAACTCTGCGTTGATTTCCGCCGCAATACGCTCACATTCCTTGTCGAAGGCTTCAAACAAAGCATCAATATCATCTGCAATATCGGTATTGGTTTTTTGAAAAAAGGCGCTCAACTTTGCATTGCTGGAACTGAACCAACCGGAATATTTGGCCGGGTCTGCCCGGTTGAACATATCCATCAGGTGCATTTCTTCATGAAGCGTTGTCACCACTTGCCCGGTCAAATCATCACCGGCCAACTTTGGAATAATCAATTCAGCTTCCGCAAGCTGATCATTCCGGGTGTAATAGCGATAATTGACCGCATGATTTTTCCCGTGGGAAACCTTCATGGGGATTCCATTGGCCCTGATATTCTCCATATCGCCCATCTTTGCATAAAGGGCCACCACATCAGGATCAGCATTTTCACACCCGTTGACATACTCCATCAAGGTTTTGGTGTTCTTCAGTTCCTTCTTATCGGTCAGATATTCCGGGAACATTTCAGGCTTCAGGGTTTCCAACGCCCGTTTTGCCTTAATTATAGCGGCCCCGGTTGCAACGGTCAAGCCAGCCTTGGAACCATTGTTCACAAAGGTCTGAACCCAATCAGCATATTTCATGTTGGCGGGAACATAGTACACATCCCCATCAGCGTTCCGGGCGGCTCTTTCACCGGCATACTTGGGATCAATGGCCGGGGCCGTGGTTCCTCGACAGTTGGGATGAAACGGCGGCACAGTCACACCGGGTTCATATTGGGAAATGGGGATCACCTTACCATCAAGGCCACCACAAATGGAACAGGTATGGGAATCCAGCGTTTCAATGATTTCCACCATTTCAACATCCAAATCCTTGTAACATTCCTTAGTTGCAACGGCATTGAAATAGGTGGTTTCGGTGTTGACCAATCGCCCCGCCTTATACCGATGAACCCCGAACTGCTTCTGAATGGCCGTGGTGATCTTGGACGGGGAATCACCCCGAAGAAGCCCTTGCGTCAGGCTCTTACTGACCGAACCCACCAGATCATTCTTGTTCAGCCAACAGCGATCCCGGAAGGTTCGCCCGTCCGTTGTCCAAGGCTTTGAAAGCAAGGTTTCAAGTTTCTTCTGATCCAGCCCGGTAATATCCCAACCAAGGCCCACACCCTTCTGAACCTCAAAGGCCGTGTGGGTGTAGCCATTGCCCACAACCTTCTTCAACAGGGCATCCAAACTATCAACCTGATTGCCATACAGCAATTCAAGCTGTTGCTGAATACCTGTCTGAACAGCTTCAAGGCGGGAAATGTGGAACCGGACGGACGCATTTTCCAGCTTCTTCAGCCATGCCGCATCCAACCCGGCCTGTTCACCGATCTTGATATACTGTTCAACGCTCCAATGAAATTCTTCAAGCTGTCCAGCGGTCAGCCATTTCCGGGCATCGGTCAGGCTGATTTGGTTGTTCACCGCAAAACGGGCATACCAGCTTTCAATTTCCTTCTGAACGGAACGCTGTGCATCCAGATATAGTTCTTCCATATCCTGAATGGTTCGCTGGGCTTCTCGGTGGGCGCTGTCCTCCAAGATGGAAAACCGTCCACGCCAATAGTCCGCATTTCTCATGGGCGGTTCCTCCAATCCTGAAAAATGGTGCTGAAGGTGGGATTTGAACCCACACGCCTTGCGGCAACGGATTTTGAATCCGCCGTGTCTGCCTATTCCATCCACTTCAGCGTGAAAGCGGGGGTTTTCATCCCGCTTGTACTCCGAAGAATACAATCGCTATTCTGGTAGCCCGTGCCGGGGTCGAACCGGCGTTACCGCCGTGAAAGGGCGGTGTCTTGACCACTTGACCAACGGGCCATGATGGGCCGGGGAAGGGAATTTCACCCTTTGGCGGGTAGGAGTAATAGCACCCCGCCACACTCAATGTCTGCCCCGGCGTATATTGTGAAACGGCGGGGGTTATTCGCCCCCACCATTATCACCTTGGTTTGGGTTGCCGGTCTGGAAGGCCCCGGCGTATTCCTGTGCCTGTGCCATAGCTTCTTCCTTTTCCTTCTGCAACCGGGCCATTTCTGCTTCAACATCCGTAACCCACGGGTGCTGTTCCACAATGGTTTCATTGGACAGAATACCAACGGACTTGGAACAGTTTTCAATGGATTCCGATTCATTGATCAGAATATCCCTGTTGAACACAATCGCCACATCATCCGTGAAATCTCCAACGCCGGTGTTGCTGAAGTGGTTGTTGATGAACCACAACAGTTCTTCAAAGGCCGCTTGGAACTCGGTTTCCATGCCGTTTGCGTCAAGGTCAATGTCAGAATACATGGATTGAATGTTCATCTGATTGGGATTCCCGGACAGGCGATCATCTTTGGCATCGTAGCCACGGGCATTTTCAATCAGGGCTTTCTTGAACACATCCAAAATGGCCTTGTAGTTCTCGGAACTGACTTCCACCGTCAGGGTGGTAACACCACCATCATCACGAACCTTCACGGCTCCGAAGGTGGCAAGGTTGCGGCGGAACTCACCAAGATTTTCACCATCGTAATTCTTCAGGATCAGGATGGTGTTCCGTGCGTCCTCTTGCATATTGTTTTCAAAGTCGGAAATCATGGTGTTGATTCCGTCCTGAAGGGTTTTCACACGGCGAATCAGGGGGATTTCCTGTTTGTTATACTTAAACGGAATCAGGGGAATCCGTTCCCAATTCAATTCGGTGGGTTCCTTGCCTTCTTCCTCAATGGTGAAGTAGCTTTCATGTTCCCCGGCTTCCACATCAGGCTTCAGTTCGCTTCCATCATAGATATACCGGTAAAGGCCATCGGTCTTGAACAGTTCAACCCGTTCAATGATTTTCTTGGTATATCCATCCCACACTTCCTGCGGGTAAAGACGGATAGCAGAATCAAGGATGGTGTGATCATCGTCAGCCCAAAACGGAAGAACTTCATAGGCCGGGAAATGTTTGAAGGCCAGATTGCCCTTTTTGTCATAGAACGGGAACAACCAGCCAAGGCCACCATTCAAGGCATCTTCACAAACATACTTCAGAAGCCGATGGAACCGCTTATTGAACACATTGTTCAAAGCGTCCGCATAGACTTTGTTCTGACAGTTCACCGTGAAGGGCTTGCCCACAAGGTAGTTGGTTTTCTGATCCACCATCAGGGCATATTGGTTATCAATCAGGCGGTTGTTCGGAAGATTGTCCACTTCCTGAAGTTTGCCATCAGCACCAATGATTGTGCGCTTCCGGTTCAGAATGTCATGACGGCCTTCATAGTAGTCAGCGCCTTTAATCTGATCCATGCGCTTCAGGCTGTTCTTCCATTCACGGATTTCAGCGGCGTAAAACTGAAGTTCAGTCATGCCATTTCGCCCACCCTGAAGGATCAGGCGGTTGATACGCTCCATAGCGTTATCCAGAAACATATTCACTTACCGCCTTTCTTCATTGCTTAATAATTGCAATCCCCCGGAAACACACGATTTCCGGGGAATTTTGTTACTATCATGTTGTTAGTCGAAGCTGAACACCGGGCCACCGCCCACCTTTTCAGCAATACCGGTGGTTGCGTCCGGTGCATCGTCATGGGCGTTTTTGCCTTCTTTCTGGTAACGGTTCATGGCTTCATAGTAGTCAGGCCAACGGTCTTTCCAGTTCACCGGGAAATAAAGATGGTTCATGATCCATGTGCTGTTTGAAAGAATACGGGCAATCTTGTTTTCAGATTGGTGGAAAGGTCGCATAATGCACCGGGTAGATTGATACCTTTCCCGAAGTTCCCGTTCAACATTTCGGCTGAATCCTCTGCCGCCGTTATTGCTTTCAATATCAGCCACATTCACCTTACCATCATAAAGCATTTTGGCCGTAGCCGGTTCGGTGATCTCCATGCCTTCCTTGGTATAAAGCACATCCAGAACATAGGCTTCACCGTTATATACACCGTAGTTGATACTGCAAAGGTAATCATCACCGGTGTCTGCTGTATCGGTGTAGTTCTGAATTTTACTGAACACCAGCTTCCCATTGGCATCTTTGGGAAGTTCGGAATAGGTTTTGAAGCTGGTATAAAGCCGCCCTTTAATATCAATGGGCTGTTGCTGGTAGTTGGCGGAAGCAATGTCCAAGCCCATCAGTTGGGTTTTTTCTTCATAGCTTTCTTTGGACAGGATTTCCGGGCAAAGCATAGAACCATCATCCTGAACCGCTTTGTAAATAACGGTTTTCGCCGGTTGGCCTTTGCTCTTGTAGTGGTCAATAATTCTACCGGCCAGATCAAGGCTATGCCAACGGGTCATAACGATGATGATTTTCCCGCCTTCTTCCAGTCGGGAAAGCATTGTATCTGTGAACCATGTCCAATGCTGTTCAAGGGTGTTGGCGTTGTTCGCTTCCATTGCTGATTTGATCAGATCGTCAATAATCATGATAGAAGCGCCAAAGCCTGTGGCCGTACCTGTGGGGGAAGTTGCCAAATAGTTGTTGTAACCTGTGGTAAGGCTCCACATATTCATAGCACCATCACCCTGTTTGATCTCAACGCCGGGGAAAATGTCACTATAAACAATTTTGTTTTTATCGGCTTTGACTTCAGAAATGGTGTTTCTGACACCCTTTGAAAAGGTGGTGGAAAGTGTTTCGTTGTAAGAACCGGTCATGATTTTTTCGGCCTGATTCTTGCCCAAAACCCATTCAACAAAACAACCGATGGTTCTTGATTTACCGTGCCGGGGCGGAAGGTTGACCACAAGAACCTTATCATCAGAAAAATAGAAATCCTGAAGCTGTTCACAGAAGTCAACTAAAAAGGCCCGATCTTCTTTGTAAAAGTCAGGGGCCTTCACTTGGCAATAATAGAAGAACCCACGCCTTGCCAATTCGCATTTGGCCCCTTGTACAATGACGGGATCAATCATGGTTTATCAACTTCTTCAAATCCTCGGTGGACAGATCAGCAAAAGGATTGTTGGTGTTCAAGGTGCCTTCAATACCAACATCCCGCTTATCTCTCCAAGTGTCAGGCTTCCGGTTCTTCAACCAGAAGATTTGGGCCGTGGTGTCAGGCTGAACTTCCTTGGTCACAGTCTTTGTCACTTCCATGTGGGAACCAGTTTTCAAGCCGGTGTGTGGGTCATAATCGTCAACCCGTTCTTGGGTAGTTTCGATGTAAGTATATCCCAAGGCCCTTTTCAGCAAAGCATTTTCAACCTGAATGTCAACAATGTCTTTACCCCTTTTTAGGGCCTCCGAAATCTCCGAATATTTACCCTTCCAGTCATAAAGGGTAGAACACGCACAACCGATATTAGCGGCAATCTGTTCATCCGTCAGGCCGTTTCTTGCCCACGCTTCAAGCTGAAGCAAACCTTCCTCGGTCAGCCATTGTTCATATTTGCCTTTCGCCATCACAGATCACCCCTTTCATCAGGCATGGAAAAAGCGCCCCGGTTTCCCGTAGGCGCAATTTCTTATTTATTATTCTACCGATTCTTTACTCTGTTTAGAAGCGGTGGCACTCTGGTTTTCTCGGTTGTTTAGAAAATCGCTGTTCGCTTTGGCAAAAGCAAGCAAACCCTTTCCGTGAAATTCAAAAACCCATTGCATGGAATAGTTCAGTTCTTCAGAAATATCTTCCCATTTTTTCAACTGAATATAGCGCCCGATCAGAATGTTTTGCTGATCAAGGTCAGGAATCCGGTTGATCATGGTGAACGCTTCCTGTTTCATACTCACAAGTTCATCAATGCGCCGGTTAATATCAGCTTCAAGATCAATGACCTTGGTGATGGTTTCTTCAAGGGTATTTTTGGGGCCTGAAGTCTGAACCTTGTCCTGCTTCAGTTGGCTTCCGGTAGAAGTCAAGCTGGAACGCAAGGTTGCAATGGTGCTATTAAGCCGATTGATCAAACGATCCGTTTTCCTGATTTGGGCAAAGTATTCTTTGGCCTGTTGGGAAAGGTCTTTGTCATTCACTATGTAACACATCCTTTCTGTGGTAGTCTGTTCCGTTTTCATTGCATCTGTACCGTGGATAAATGCCGAAAAATCAAAGGGTTTCAAGGGTTTGGAACGCATGGAACAGATAAAACGGGCAGTTTCTTATATACACATTTCTTATATATTTTTTTCTTTATAAGAAGAAAGTATATTTATATCTGTTCCATCTGTTCCGTTCTCTGAAAACAACTGAAAAAGTCTTGAAAATCAAGGGTTTTCGTGCGGAACAGATATAGAAAAAACATCTATTCCATACCTGTTCCACACGCTGTTCCAACCCCTACTGAAGAAGCACCTGTTCAGGCGGAAATATTGTCTGAAAGATACCAGACAATCAGGAACCAAACGGGATCAATGCTGAAATACTCGGCCACGGCCATAAGCAACAGCACAAGGGTCAGCACCACCAGCATTTTCTTCATCGGTGTTTCACCCGCCTATTCCATTGATTTTCCGCTATTTCTTTTATATCTGATCCGGGTGTTTCAACCCCACATTTTCTGCAACGAACCCAATACCACCCATCATTATCCATGAAAAAGGGTTCCCCGCCACAGAAAGGGCAAGGCTTATTGATCATTTGTATTCCCTCCCGGTCTTACGGTCTTTGATTTCAATACGGTTCAGAAGTTCAAACCCCGCCAAACGGGTGATGTACTTCAGGACGAAGATCAGGGTGTTCACCCGCTTCTGCTGTTCATCCTCGTCACGGATGATGTTCTTTGTGCCGTGGTAGGCTGTCGGATCGTGATACCCTTCAGCATTTTCCCAAGGTTTAGGCATCGGTTTTCCCTCCTTCTTCTCTGTACCATTCTTCAATGTCACACCCAATGTCCTTCAGCTTTTTACGGGCCAACCACCCATCATCGACTTGTTCCATCAGGTAATATTCCCGTAGCTTCAAGGTTTCGGCATAGAACAGCTTCCACGCCAGCTTCAGGCGCTTTGGGCCAAAGCCAAATTGGGTGTGAAGCATCCACAGGATGGATGATTCTTTGTCCATGTCAAAGGCCCGATCATTTTCCACAATCTGTTTCTTGATTTCCTGATCCAAGGCCCGTTCTTCAGCTTTGTTGAACTGAACGGCGAAGATTTTACCACCGGACTTCTTAAACATCGGCATGGTATTCACTCCAAATATCATCGAAGCACACTGGAATCAGCCAATGAACCTTGTCCAACAGGATCAAGGCCACTTCCCGCATCTGCGGATGTGCGGCGGGTGAACAGCGCAACTTCAGGAAATGCCGCCATTCACGAATGTTGGCCGTCATGACCACTTCCGTTTTCAGGCTGTTAGGCAGAACAGAACGGGCTTCTTGCGGGGAACAGCCTTCATCCAGCAAGGCAAAATAGGCATCTTCAGCATCCCGCATGGCAATTTTCCAACAATCCATTTTCACCTTCTCGCCCAAGGTGTTTTCATCCCAAAAACAAGGCTTGATCACGGTGATTTCTTCACCGAACTTTCCCTTGCCATAATTGCAATACCGGGTGGATTCCTGACAGTAAGAAGCCATCCGGTGCCGAACAATTTCATGGGAAACCCCACGATCACAAATGAACTTCACCGTGAAGGAACAATGTTCCAGAACCGCTTCATGCCCACGCTTGATAATCCCGGCAACGAACTTTTCAGCGGAACCTTCCGTGATTTTGTCCTCGGACTTGTAGCAGACACGGCCACATTGTTCCAACCGCTTCAGAATGGTGGCCCCATCAATCGGGGTGATGAACTGCACATCAGGTTTGATAATTTTCATTGTTCTGCATCCTTTCACATTTCAGATTCCCATTTACATAAGCTTCCGAAAGAAGGCTGAATTTCACTTTCTTCAAAATAAGGGCGAAGATAATTTTTTTGATAATCAGTCAACCTATTTTCCCACCAAATACACCATTCACGATTTCCAAGAAGTGACACGGTAACATGAACCCATCCGTGTTTCAATAGCACATCATCTTCCGGTAAATGGTCTGGGTTTTGGTAGTGGTAAAGATTGACCAAAGTTCTTGCTGTTGCAATATGATCAGAATGACCACATTCAATCATAGTTCCACTTGGATCAAGCCAACCTATCTTGTGTTTATACTCCATCATTGGCCTTCTTTCATTCGTGTGGGTATGTCCTGAAGTTCCGGGTGCTTGATCTCCATGTAAAGGGCGAACAGGCAATTCCAGCAAGCCGCCCGAAGGTGGGGTTCATCGTCCATCCCCATCATGTATTTGGCAAGGTGGCGGAAGGCTGAATCAATCAGGCTGTGAATGGGAATACCCTTTTCACAGTTCCGTTCACCATACTTCAAGGCCCCTTCTTCACAATGCTTGGAAACCTCCACCAAGGCTTCCCACGGAAGTAAATCCATGCGGCCTTTGCCGCTGTGCATATCACGAACAGCGCCGGTTCCAAACTCGGTGCGTTCACCGCTGTCTTTAATCATGCCAACCAGTCAACCTTTCTAAATTATTTTTCAATCCGGCCACAATCTCACGGGCTTCCATCGTACCCGTATGTTTTGCAATGGCTTCATTCCGCCGATCCGTCAAGAAACCACGATCCAGCGGGTGGCACTTTTCCAAATCAGCATTACACCGGTTGATTTCTTGAACCAAGGCTTCAGCACGGGCCTTCAGCCGGTCTAAACATTCCTGAAGAATGGCCTTCTGGTATTGGGCGATTGTTTGAATGTTATTTTTCAATTCAGGATCATCCCGATATTCAATAGCTAAATTGACATCAAGGCCGTGTTCGGTGCAAAAGGTTTCTGCATCAAACAGACTATTGAACACTCGCCGCCCAACCTTGGCATAGGGAATGTTTTTGTTCTTGAACTTGGAATATTTGTGGGCCATTCAGCACCGTCCTTTCAGTTGAACCATTTGATCACCGGATCACCGGTGAAGCCCTTTTCCCACACATACCACGCATAGGCAATGGCGCTTTCCGGTTTCCCGGTCATATCACCGTTTTTATAACAGGCCAGCCGGGAACGGCTGATATAAACCTTTCGGGGGGGGGTATGTCTGAAGAACTCACCCCGTTTTTGCCCCTCCAAAAACTGAACCTTCAGGAACATAGCCACTTTCCCACCGGGGCGGACGCTTTCAAGCGCCCTTTGAACAAATTCAAGCCCCATTGAATACGGCGGGTTTGTGATTATATCGCCTTCAAAATCGTCCAGCGTTTCCTTCAGGAAATCCAGCGGTTCAGGATCACCGAAGCCCCGGTAAATCAAATCGGTTGAAATGACTTCATAACCGTGGGCCTGAAGCACCTTGGAAATATGGCCTTCCCCACAGGCCGGTTCCCAAATGACCGGGGAAAACTGTTCCAGTTCCAGAAGCATTTCCACGGCCCTTGGATCGGTGGCGTAGTAATCAAATGCTTCTCGTTCTTCAGGAACATGATTGGAACTGCCTAATGTGGTGAACACCTTCTTGGAACCACTCATTCTGTGTCACCGCCTTTCACAAATACACGGGTTTTCCGGTTTCTGATCCACTTTGGAACCGTTGTGAAGCCACAGCGTTTTGTGATCTGCCGGGAAAACTCAATCTTGGAAAGGGCTTGGAAGTTGTTTGCAATGCAATATTCCTTATACCGGCGATACACGGAATCGGTGGCTTCATTTTCAATCCCGTCAAGGCCCACTTCATTGATGAACCCAATAATGGGGTTGTTGTTTTCCTCATATTCGTCCAACTGCCCCTGAACTCTGCTGGAAGTGGTGAACTGTGCGTTCCCAAGAACCCGCTTCAACCCCTGAAGGCCAAGCAAGGCCAGATATTCCATAGAATCCTGTTCACACAGTTCATCCTTGATGAACGGGCGGAAGTCAGCATCATTGGGGGTGAACTTGGCATCGAAGGGAACAATCACCAAACGCCGCTGAACGGCTCCGGTTTTGTCCTTGATACGGGGGATATTGTTGGCGCTGAACAGGAACTTGGAATAATTGTTGAACTCAAAAGGATCTTGGCCTTTGCGCTCCACATTCACCCGATCACCCGTGACCAGCTTCTTGAACACGGAAGCATTGGCAATAAATTCATCACCAATATCATCACCGATGTTCGCCAGCTTGCCGAACAGTTCAGCGGTTTTGAACCTATCGCCCAATTCCTTCAGGTCAAGGGAAGCAATGTTCTGATCCCCAAGAAGGTTCTTCACCACATGAAGGAAGGTGGATTTGCCGTTGCTCTTATCGCCAATCAGGATGAAGGCTTTGCCAAGTTCATTGCGGCGGTACATACAATAGCCCACCATTTCTTCCAGCAAGGCCCGGACTTCAGGATCATCACAGGCCAGCCGGTTCAGGGTATGATCCAACAGATCATCATGGGCGGCGGGGTTGTACGGCCACGGGATTTTGTTTGTAATGACCACATCCGGGGTGAACTCTTTGAAGGAACCATCCCGGATATTGTAAAGGCCGTTGCTGAAAGCAATGATATTCGGGTTGGTGGCCTTGGTGTTTTCCTCAATCATGATTTCCAGATAGGACAGGACTTCCGAACGCCACGCCCGTTTCAGGTTGCTGATCAGCTTGATCATGGCCCCTTCAATCTCACCGGCACCGGAAACATAGATACCATCCTTATAAATGTGAAGCTGGTTATTGATCTTCACAATATGGTTGTTGTTCTTCAGGTAGGTGGCGAACTTATCAAACAGGAAGGTTTTATCCCGGAAGAAGGATGTTTTCTTGAAGGCATCATCCCGAAGGATCACATCAAGTTCCTTGTCGGAAAGGGGCTTCTTCAGCACATAACGGTTAATCAGCCTGATACATTCACGGGCTTCTTCCTTGGTAAAATCGTCACTCTGAAGGGTCAGAATGTAGTTGAACAGGGTTTGGTTCCGCCCATCACCTTCACCAAGGTTCGGGAAATCATAGTTGCTTTTCACCGGGGTCAGCCACTTGGGAAGTTCCTGAATCTCCCCTTCAGGGAAGTCATACAGAATGGGCCGTTCCACGCCACCGGACTTCAAGATTTCATAGCTGTTATTGGCTCCAACCTTTCCATCCGTGGTGATACCCACGGCCAAGGTGCATTTCGTCCAGCTTTTTTTAACACCACAGTTCTTGAACAAGAAGTGTTTTCCCCGTGTGGTGGCGTACACTCTGCACTTCAGTTCTAAATCCTGAACAATTCTGAACAAAAGTTCAGATGTTTCCGCATCGTCCACATCAATCAGAATGGTTTCTTCCCCAAGAATACCGGCGTATTCATCAAGGTCTTGGACTTCAGAACGGGTTTTCAGTTTTTCAACGCCTTTGAACTTTTCAAGGCATTGTTTATTTCTGGTAGGCACATAGCCCCTAAACAGTTCCATGCTTCAACGCTCCCCCCCCCCGAAAGGTTTTATTGTTCATCGTTCCACCCCGAAATCTTTCAACCGATCCCAAGCAACATCAATGTAATATTGCTTGTCCAGTTCATCCGGGATAGGAAGATTGGTCACATCATCATTGATGAAGAAACAATGATCCGGGGTGTTGCCGAACTTTTCAGGGTTCTTTTCCCGGCCCTTGACGATTTTCCCGGAAACCTTGAAGATTCCGCCCTTGCTCTGATCCTTGGAAGCGAACACCCGGAAGGTTTTATCCGTCTGAACCTCACCGCCGCTGAAGCGGGTGATTTTCTTGGAACGGCCTTTTTCATCCCTGATCTTGGCTTCCGTAATCACCGGGGAATAAAGGGCGTATTTGTACTTGCTGGACACCTTCACCACCTTCTGAAAATCCCGAAGATCGGAACATTCCATGATGGTTGTTTCCGGGCTGATCCCCTGAAGGAAATGGTTCACAATGGCCCGGTTGACAATGGGAAGGTCATAATCCAGATCGGACAGTTTTTTGACATAGGCACCCTTGCACTTCCAGCGGGGTTTCCCTTTTTCGTCACGAAGCGGCCCGGAAGGAACAATGATGTAATTGTTCACATCCTTCTGATACACCTTTTGAAATTCATCAAATTCAAGGCGCATCCCGGTTCTTTGCTCCCATTCCCAACACAGATCGTCCAGCATTTCAAAATCTTCATACCGGCGAAGTTTGACCAAAATACCATCCGTGTTGCTCTGGATAATTTCACAATGATCTTCCAGCCGTTCAATCAAATCCAGAAGAAGAAGCTGACCGCCCACACAAACATTGTTGGCTTGCCGGGGGTCATACATGGCGTTGTGCTTATCTTTCATAGCGCCATAGGTGCTGTTCAGAACGATTTTATAAGGCTGTTGCATGGGGTTCTTCTCTGCCTTCAGCTTCAGGCGGGTGTGGTAGATTTCCGCATACTTGGAAGGATCGTGAACATTGCGGGAAAGCCACTTATAAACCAGCATCAAAGATGGGTAATAGGAAGCCACATCCACATTGACGAACCAGCCTTCCCCGTGATATTTGGGAATGGCCCCATGAAGGCCACCCCAAGCGAACACATGGGGAACCCCGGCCACATCCAGTTCAAGGGTTTTGGAATAGTCACGGTTCAGGGGGTTTTTGTACCAGTTCAGAACTTCCGTGTATTTTTCGATCCGCAAGCTGGGCGGGAACTCAATTTCAAATTCATCATTGTGTTCCCGCTGAACGGCTCCAAGGATTTTGGCGGAAAGCTGGGCCTTGGTGCGACCAATGTCGGAAATAGGAAGATGGAACGCCTTCACAAGTGACATTTGGGCATCAAATTCATCTTCCTTCCGCCTTAACCACACTTCCACCGTCTGTTCCACATCATGGCGGCAATACTTGACCGTTTCGGCCAATTCTGCTTCAGTCAAAGGCCGGTCAATGTCGAAGGGAACAGAAGTTTCTTTGATGGAATGGCCCATGAACGCTTCCAGCGCCTTCAGACTGATTGGCGGGTTCGGCATCACATCATAATTGATCAGCGGGTATTCCCTGAACAGGCTTGAATATCTGTAACCGGGTTTGTCCTCTGCAATGATCCAATCATTCACAGGCTTTGGATCAAACCCACACAGAATGGCCTTTAGGATGTACTGATCATAGTTCCGGGAATTGTAACCGGCCCAAATCACGCCCTTGTGTTCCTCATAGAAACGCTTCAGCTTGTCGGGATCATTGATAATCACGGTTTCTTTCCGGGCGTTCAGGTCGATCAGGACAACCAACCAGTCATACCGGAAAACCTCAAAATCATAGAAGATCATCAACTCACATCCTTTCAGCTTTTGTGAAATCGGTCAGCGTTGCCGCCTTATCAGCCCCGCCACGGGAAGGCTTTCACTTGGGGCCATTGTGGGGCCGAAGCCCCACAGGTTGTGCTTGAAAGTTAAGGTTCAAAACCGCATCAAGCACTATTTGTGCTCGATTTGATTATAAAAAATCTGCGGTCAGTTTTCAACCTCAAAAACCTCCTCAACAGTGATGGAATTGAAGCGGGAATCATCATAGTCCACCGCATATTCCAAGGTTCCATCAATAGCTTCCGCCACATCAAGAACAAGCTGGGCAAACTGCTTGTAGCTGGTGAAGCTGATAGGAACACCAGAATCCAGCTTTTCAAGGAAGCCCATAGCGGAAGCGATCATGTTCTTGTCATTCTTGGTGCCGTAAAGGACACGGTTCATGAAAAGGCGCTGGTTCTTGAACTCACCGGACAGGATTTTGAAGGACACGGCCAGCATGGGGCGGTTGGGATCGGCCTTGGTGCCTTTGATCTCCATGCTTTCCAGCTTCACTTCATACTTGCCAGCGGGAATGGTGGGGAAATCCCCGCCGCCGTTCTTCTTGGCATCCTCCACATCAGCCTGAAGGCCCTTCAGATCAACAGAACGATCAATCTTGTCAAAATCAATAGCCATAGTTTTTACCTCCAAAAATGTTGTTTTTATATTTGGTTGGAAAGAATTTTTCCAATTTCCCTGATTGCATGGGCGATCTTCTCACGGTTTATCCGTTTTTCTTGAAGAACACCCGTGATAACTGCGGCTTCCGTCTGAATGTCCTGAAAGGCTCTGTGATTGCTTTCAAGGTCAGCTTCATAGGAAGCAAGGTCTGTGTTTTCGCCGGCCTTGGCCGATCTGACTTCTTCATCAGCTTTTTCAGCGTATTCCCGGAAATACTTGGCCGCTTCATAGCCCATGTATTTTTCAACCAGATATTCAAAATCACGGGCCTTGAAGATGGTTTCAGGCTTCCCGGCAATCATCAGCACATCAGCCATTATTCTTCACGCTTCTTCCGGGTACGGCGGGGCGGGTTGGCATCTGTCTTGGGTGCGGGTTCCTCTGCCTGTGCCTTGGGGCGATCCCACAGTGGGCAACCATCGGGGCCGCCTTCCTTGTGGCAACGGTGGCCAGCGTCAATGGACGGGCAAAGGGGGATTTCCGGGTTCTGATCGTGCTGTCTGAAAATGCGTTCACCATCCGGGCATTTGGGAAGATTATCCCAAGGCGGGGTGTCACCGGTGGCCGGTTCAGCAACGGTATCGGGATCACCACAAGCCGCCTTTGCCGCATCTTCAACCGGATCATAGTTGTCAGCCGGGGGCGGGGTTGCAGTCTTGGCCTTTCTGCCCCTTCTGCTGGGCGCTGTGGTGGGCGTGTCGGTGGTTTCAGGTGCGGGGGTAGCCGGGGTATTGCCGCCACGCTTCACGGCTCCTGCGGCCTTCTGGTTGGCTTCCTCGTAGACTTCACAGAAAGCATCATAGGTCAGCGGGATTTCCTTATCACGGACAGTCAAACGGCCACCGCCGAAGATCACTTCAGAAGTCTTGAAAGACAGCACCCGTTCATCATCGTCCGCCACGATACGGGCCACCAGATCAACCATACCGGCCACCTTGTTTGCCACCTTATCCTGAAGGTTCGGCTTGATGGAACTGATCTTATCGCCGCCCTTGCGGGTCAGGTCACGGCTTCTGTCCTCATGGCTGATCAGGATGATGTTTTCATAGTCCAGATTCACAAGCCGCTTCAGGGTGTTCAGGAACTCGCTTCTGACCATATCCCACGCACGGAAGGAATCATCAGATTCATGCTTCCAGCCCTGACGGTCACAGATGTAAACCCGGCACGATTCATAAACATCTTCCAGAAGGTCAACCACGATGGTTCGGAAATCGTTCTGTTTCTTTTCCAGTTCGGCCACGGCATCCATGAACACTTCATAGGCCAACTTGCGCTTGGTGATACGGCCTTCCACCGTAACGGTGTCACGAATGGCGATATAGGGGGCATCCACAAACTTGATGTTGCCATCCGTGTTCAACATCAGGGGATCGGGGAACTGATTGGCAAAGAAGGTTTTGCCGCTGAAGGGTGCGCCGTAAAGCCACACAACCTTCTTCTTGGTGGCGTTCAGGTCACGGCGTTCATTCTTGGGAAGTAACATATAATCCCATCCTTTCTGACAATATTCTTCATACTCACACCATCCACAAAAATGGTTTGGGTTCTTGGGAAAGTCTGTGGCTTCAACCATGTGTTTCACATCGGTCAGGAAGTCCACAATCTTCATGGGGTTGTACTGAACCGGCATCAGCGTTGGTTCAGCATCTTTCAAGGCCGCTTGCAAGCGGTCACGGAATTGGGAAAGGGTTTCGGTGCTTTTCTGCCTGATCTTGGGCTTGGGAACAATCAGGAAATACATATTCCTGATCCGGTGGCCGGGATGGGTCAGTTCATACCAATACTTGTATTCGTGAAGCTGACCGGAAACGGCGTAGTTCTTGGCGTTGTTGGAATACTTGAAATCGTACAGATCAAACGCTTCAAATTCATTCAAATCTTCACCAGTGATCAGGCCATCCAGCTTCAGGCCCTTCCCCACGGGAAGCAGATAATCCATAAAGCCGATGAAATCAGCGTTCCCGATTGGAAGTTCAAAGGTTCCGCCCGGTGGCAACATGGCCTTTGCCTTGGGGATCATGGCTTCCAACTTCATCATTTCATGAATGTGATCATCCGTCAGAACCGGGAAGCTGTTCTTGTAGAAGTCAAGGGCTTGTCCAACCCCTTCTTCAATGCCGGTGTGAAGGGCGGTGCCAAGGATCAGGGCGTTGTCTGCGTCCGTGTTCGGGATCGTGTCTATCCCTTCCACATATCGCAAGCGGTATTTGTATGGGCATCTATCAAAGACTTCAACCCGGCTGTGGGAAACTCGCATTGTTTCACCCCTTTCACAATAGTCTTGAAGGCTTCAAAGCCTTCCGGGTAAAGGATGAACCCGAACCCCTGTGAACCGTTGATTTGGGCCAAATTACGCTTCTGAAGCACAGATGGGGTTCCATCGGTGGCCTTCAGCTCCACTTCAAGGGCAATGCCCTTCACGGTGATCCGCATATCGGGAAGGCCGCTTTTCACATACCGGCTTCCACCCCAACGCTTTTCATAGAAACCACAAGGCGGAACGGTCATTTTATCTTCAGGGTGGCCCAATGGGTAAATGCCTTCAGATTCCAACCAGTCCTTCAGGCGGTTTTCAAAGTTCTTTTCACCGGCCATCAGGAAGCCTCACCCTTCACGGCATGGCTTTCCTTGCTCAATGAAAACCACCGTACCTGATGAAGGGGGATGTGGCGATTCTGCCCATCAATCAGGCGCATCCATAGATAAGAATTTCCAAACCGAATTTCCAACGCTTCAAAGGTTTCCAAATACCCATCAAACCATCGAACATTCACAAGATTTACAGAAGTTTTCTTTTCCTGAAGGGCTTTGTGAAGTTCCATGTTTTCAGCCCTTAAAGCATTAACTTCATCCCGCCATTCCTGTTCCGTTTTCACCATCAATTCCCACCACCCTTCAGCGTGATCTTCACATAACCGGCCTTGGCGGTGGTCTTGGAACACTCGGAAGCAATGTCCGGGTATTTCTTCTTCAGCTTGGCGGAATCAATGCTGGTGGCATTGGTGGGCTTCACAAGGGTAAGGTTCAGAACATCGGATTCAAACTTATCCACGCCGAACTTCACCATTGCTTCATACAACTTAGCCTTCATTTCCTTTTCCTGATCCTCAATGGCCTTCTTGTGGGCGGTCAGGGAAGCAATGGCGTTCAGGGTGGCAAGCTGGGTGTTCTTGAACTCCTGAAGGGCCGTTTCTTCATCGGAGGTGGCTTCTCCACAGGTGTTGTGATCCTCGGAACAAGAGTATTCACAGAAACCACGATCCGGGCAGAAATGACAACACCCATTGAACTTCTTCATAGGACATTCGTTGTTACATTTGATCATTTTTCTGGTTCTCCTTTCAGATAAACATTCAACTGCTTCAGACCAAAGGCGGAAGCGGCTTCATGGTTGTCAAAATAAATGTCGATCTGGTTTTCACCGTATTTGTCAATCACCCATTGGGCGGGGCGATCCTGAACGATGTATTCACCCAAGCCTTCCACTTCCACCACGGTTCCCAAGGGAAGCGGGGAAGCACAGGAAACACCGGCCTTCAGTTCCACACCAGCGGCACCATACACAATGCCGTTGGGCCGGTTCTTGGCCCATTCGCCGCAACACTTTTCACAGGAACAATAGGCGGTAATTCTGAAACTGCCCAACAGCACCGGTTCAGGTTCGGCGGGTTCTTCCACCAGCGGGGGTTCCACCGGCTCCAAGGTCACATCCGGGATCACGGCGGTAAGCTGATCCGGTGCAATGGGGGCATCCGGGGCCTTGCTGTTGACAGCAGAACAGCGCCCAAATACAAACCCCATTGCAAGGCCCATCAGAAGGGCCACAAGGAACATCCGCCTGAACCGCTGGTTAAGGGCTTTGCGGCGCTGTTGCCGCTTGCTCATACTTTCTGAATAGTTCATCGGTATAGTCCTTTCTCATTTCCAAAGTGGAAAGAATATCTTCTTCAACCGTTCCCGGACAGATCATCAGGTAATAGAAACAAGGCCGTTCTTGCCCAAGGCGGTGAATACGCTTTTGGGATTGCTCCCACAGTTCAGAACCTTGGGGAAGGCTGAAGTAAATGATTTTGTTGGCAAGCTGGAAGTTGCCGCCCATTGCACCGGCCTGATACTGAATGAAGGTAATGCTGTTATGCTGGTAGCGGTAAGCATCCAAGTTCTTTTCTTCACCGGAAAGAACAGACACAGGCCGGTTCAGGCCCTTGGCAATCCCTTTCAGGCGTTCCATTTCTTCTGTGAAGTTATAGAACACAATCAAGCGATCTTCCGTGCTGTTCGCCAAATCCCGGAAGGCTTCATAACGGGCCGGGTTGTATAGGCCGCAAAGCTGACGGGCATAAAGGCGGCGGGTCAAGCTGGTATCGCCAATCAGTTCCCGTTCACAATGGGCATTGGAACCGTAGAAATCAGCATCCAGTTCAAATTCACCAAGGTTGGCGCTGTCAATCGCAACATAACGATCATTCCAGAACTTCCAATAAAGGGGTGAAGGACGGGTTTTGACCTTGATCCAGTTCCGCTTTGGAAGGCTGATCCCGGCCTGTTCGGTGGTCATAAAAACGGCCCCATGTTCGGCCAGCTTCATCTTCAGCCGGTCAACATTCTTATAGCCGGTAATCTGTTGCCGCCAAAATCCATCGGTTTCAACCCATTCCGTTTGAATGTACTGCTTCCAGAACAGTTCTTTTGAAATCTTCCACCCCAACAGTTGACATTGGCTCCACAGGTTTTCATACTTGCCACCCGTGGGGGTGCCTGACAGAAGGATCACATTATCCGGTTTCAGCCCAAGAATGAACTTTGACCGTTTGGCGTTCTCGTTCTGGATCAGGGAACTTTCATCCAACATCAGCGTGAAGCCGGTCAGGGTTTTCAGCACATTCCGCCTGAAAGTCAGTTCGTAGTTGATCACGCCAATCATCAGGGTTGGAACTTCATGCTGAACCTGTTCAAAGAACCATTTGAAGGTTTTGGGGTTGGTCAGGTCGAACACACAATTCCGGGTGTAGTGGTCTTGAAAATGTTCAATCCAGTCTTGAACTTTTGAACATTGGCACACCACCAGATTGATCCGCTTGTTCAGCTTCATCATTTTTTCGGAACCAACAAAGGTTTTCCCAAGGCCCATATCAAGGTAATAGGCCACCCGGTTCTTCCCCTCGGTTTCATCAAGGGCCTGTTGTTGGTGCTGGAACAGCGTGATCATAGGGTTTCAGGCCCTTCAATCATGGAAAGGTAATTTTCCACATTCACACCACGGGAAAGAAGTTCGGCCTTCATAGCCATTCCCAAGGGGCTGTTCAAGGCGTAATCACTCACCTGTTCCGGGGAAAGGGAAGTGATGTTGAACAAGGACTGTTTCACCAACTCGGAATGACCGCCACCGAAGGGATCAAAAGGGCAACAGTCAGGGGTGGCTTCAATGTCACGAACCACCATAGATACCACCACGCCGGGGCGGTTCTTCAGCATCTTCACTGTGTTCAACAGGTGATCGGTTCCCATTTCTGCGGGGCGGAAAGCCTGTCCACCGGCTCCGATCCACAAGGTTCCATCAAATCTGGTTTTCATGTTCATCATCCTTTCTTTCCGGTCAAGCGAACAATGTAAATGCAGTTGTCCACCCGGTATGCGTCATACCCTTTCGAGTTCTTCTCGTTGTACTTGCGCCGGTGGCTGGAAATGGTGGAAAGTTTGGTTCTTGCGGCCTTGGCGCTTTCATACTGGAAACACATATTCTTTGCGTTTCCGCTGGTCAGGAAATCTTCAATGGCCTTGACTTCCTCGCTTTTGCTCCCACCATGAAACTGGTTCTTGGGTGGTGCCTGAACATTGTATTTGATTTCCAAAAAATCACCTTCTTCATAAAATTTCAGTTCCGGGGGCCGGGATCGTGTCTATGTAACACAGATCATCCGTTCCGGGGATCACATCATACAGGCTAACGGTTTGGGGTTCTTTGGCCCGTTTTTCCCGCTCATGCCCTATGGCTGACCGCATAGCTTGACAGGCCACGGTGACAAATTTCACCTTTTGCAGATCAGGAAGGGCAAACCAGCGTTTCACAGCCAGCAAATAGCGGAAAATCACAACATCAAACCATTCCGATCTGTTAAGGCCCTGCTTGTCTAAATACCACCAAACAATATTGATGTTGTCCGTGGCAAATTGGGCTTCTTTCGGGGTAAGGGGGGCGTTCATAAAAGGATTTTGACAACCGTAAGCCGCCGCCCACCTCGTTTCTTTCCGGTTTCACACATCCCCCCCCCCAATCTGTCAGGCAGTCAGGCCGAAGAAGGAATTGAACTGATCAGCGCCCACATAATCACGGAACTTGGTGGGGTTGATGTAGTAATTCCAGCAAGCGCCGGTTCCGGGAACAGCGTTCCCGAAGGGAAGAAGGCCACGCTGAAGGCCGATTCTGACGAACTGATCAGATTTCCCCATGCACCGGGCGGCTTCCTTCACGCTGATCTTCTTGATGGGCGGTTCCGCAACCGGGGCGGCTCCATAACCCATCAGGTAATCAAAGGAAACGCCGGTTGCATCGGCAAGGGCCTTGATACGGTCAGGGCCGGGGGTGTTCTTCCCGGAAAGGTATTGGCTGATAGCGGCCTTGGAAGCCTCGGCCTGTTCAGACAGGGCGGATTGGCTCATGTTGGCCTGTTCCATAGCGTTCTTCAAACGCTCTGCAAAGGTGGTCATTGTGCGTACTCCTTTCATTTTTCAAGATTTCCGTGTGTAAACACGGCGGACAGTAAGAAATAACATCCCGGCCAATGTCGGACAGCTTTTCGGGATAGGTCAGGGGAAACATTTCCCCGCACTTTTTACACCGAACTTGGCGGGTAATCATCATTGGTTATCACTCCTGTTCTTCAAAGGCCACTTCACATTCCCCACAGAGAACATGAACTTCTTTGGTGGCCCGGATGATGGTTCCGCAACAGGGGCAAACATACTTGCGGGAACTTGATCCCCCCCCCTTCCGGGAACCCTTCAGCGGATTGGTACGGGGTCGAACCAGACAGAACCCGGATTTGCCAAGGGATTTCACGAAGGCTTCAGCTTGCGGGTTCAGGGCGGTTTTGTGCCATCCGTACTTTTCGCCTTTCTCCACGGTCAGGCCGTGGGCTTCAGCGGTTTCTTTGAACTTCCGGTTGTGGTAGGAACCAGAACGGGAAGTGTCCTGAACATTGTCCTGAAGGTTCTGAAGATGAACCATTTCGTGAAGCAAGGTTCCACAGGTTTCTTCAAAGGGACGGTTCAGGTATTCGGCACACAGGTTGATTTCGTAATAACCGCCTTCCTTGGTGCCATCTTGCCAAGCCTTCCAAGCGGTACACCAGCCGTAGGCCCCACGGGTATGATCCGGGGAAACGGTGATCACAGGCTTTTCCAACTTCCCTTCAAAGAAGGCTTTGTTGAACTTTGAAAACAAGGTTTCAAGTTCATCAATGACCGGTTTCAAACTGACTTCATTCATGGTGCTTACTCCTATTGAACACTATATGTGCTCGATTTAGTTAAAAAAAAGTTCCTGAACCGAAACGCCAAAGAAATTGGAAATGCGAACCTTCACTTCATCACGGGGAACCCGTTCATCACGCTCATACATGGCATAAGAAGATTTGGTGATCCCAAGTTCCTTGGAGATTTCGTCTTGGGTTCTGCTCCCACGCAGTTCCCGAAGTTTCTTGCCAACACTCATATTTGCACATCCTTTCTTTAGAATTAGAACAGCCAAAGCCCCAACAAGCAATTTCCGGGCGGTCATATCTTTTACATGGGGATTGATACCCAATACCCGAACCCATAAACCGGGGGCGCTCATGTTGTCGCTGTTGCCCTGCCATCATCAGCACCGGTGGGGCGGTTCCGGTGGACGGGCCATCAGGCCCGTTTCGGCTTATTGATTCCAATAGTTAAAATCATTCAAAATATATTCACGATTTTCGGGGGTGTCTGGTAAATTATATCCGCTTCCTTTATTGCCAAGGAACAATTCACCAAAGTCATTGATCCCACAAGAAAGGCCCGTCTGTTTGTTTTCTTTCCAAACTTCCATATCTCACATACTCCTTCCGGGGTGATAATCCGTAATATCATCAACTTCTTTATCAGTAAGCTTCCAATCCCACGGGTTACAGTCGGTGTGATTGATGATGTAATCGAAAGTCCGGGAAGTCTTGACCTTCATCGGATTGACCTTGTACCCGTTGCATCGAAGATCATGAATGAAGTCGGCCTTTGTCCGGTATTCCTGATTGGTGATGAAAACGGTTTTGGTTCCGTCCTTGACTATTGCGCTGAACTTCTTCATATTGTGTTCCCCTTTCGCCGTGCACCTTTTGTGCTCGTCTGATTATCATTATACACGATATGTGCTCAAAGTCAAGCGCAACTGAACACAAATTGTGCACAAAGAAATGTGTTACTAATTGTGCACATCGACGGATTGACTTTGTGCACATAATGTGTATAATGAATTATAGAAAGACTTCTGAAAGGGGTGTACTTATGCCGAAGTTTTCTGATCGGTTCAAGCAATTACGAACCGAACGCCGCCTATCTCAACAGAACTTGGCGGATCAGCTTGGTTTTTCTAAAAGTAGTGTAAATATGTATGAACGGGGCGAACGGGAACCGGGCCTTGAATCTATGGAAACCATTGCTGACTATTTCAATGTTGATTTGGATTACCTCATGGGAAGATCAGACATTCCGAACCGGAATGATTGGTTGAAAAGCATCAATAAATCTGTGGTGGTCGAACCGTCACAACCACAGGTGAAGTTTGATAATATCATCCCAATTTCTACAAAGCGTTTTCGTCTGCTCGGTGACATTGCTTGCGGGAAACCCATTATGGCGAATGAAGAAAAGGAACTGTATGTGGAAGCTGGGGCCAATATTGACGCTGATTTCTGCTTGAAGGCCAAGGGTGATTCCATGATCGGGGCCAGAATCTATGACGGGGATATTGTGTTCATCAGAAAACAGGAAATGGTGAACAATGGCGAAATTGCCGCTGTTATCATTGATGATGAAGCAACCCTGAAGCGGGTGAATTACTATCCCGAAAAAAATCTATTGATTCTGAAGGCCGAAAACTCTAACTATGAAGATTTAGTTTATACCGGGGAACAGTTGGATCATATCATCATTCTTGGTAAGGCCGTGGCCTTCCAAAGTGATATTAGATAGAAGGTGGTTGGTTGAAGAAGTTTTTGAAAGGCTTTGGGATCTTCTTTTTCAGTTTCGGGTTTATCGTCTACACAATCATGTTTTTTACGGAAGCGCCAGAACTCCGCCCCGTATTCATTATGATGGATGTCATTATGGGGTTCTTCCTGTTCCTGCTTCTGCGAAAAAGAAAGCCAAAACAGAAGGCCCCACCCAAAACAGGACCCACCGTTCAGGTTCATTCCAATCTGAACCCGGAACGGGCTATTAAATCCATGCCGGGGGCCTACACCGTAGCAGAAGCCAAAAACCATGTGCGGATTGTTCAAGATTGCTTGAACATCTTTGAAAAGACGAAGAACCTTGAAACATTCTTTTCCCGCTATGAATATGGTATGCAAATAGCCCTGACGGTGGATCAAGCGGCCAAGGCCGGGATCATCCCTTACACATCCGATCTTCCAGCTTCTTTTTTCAAGGCGGCTGATAGTCAGAAAGAACGGGTTTTGTTGGATTCCTATTCCGATCAGAAAGCCAAGATTGATGAATTGAAAACCGCAAAGGCTAAAGCCACCCATTGGAACCGGTATCTGAACACCCTGAAAGAATACGAAGATCAATATTCCATGAACCCTGATTCTGAATATCCTGAAGTTCTGGAACAGGTCAAAGGTGAACTTGCCAAACTTGATCTGTCCACATCCGTTCCGCCGTCCAATCCCTGAAAACACAGGAAAATCAAGGCTTTGGAACAGGTGGAACAGATAAAGCGTCGGTTCTCTATATACTCTTTTACTTTTATATTTTTTATCTACTCTTTGAAGTAATATAATATCCGTTCCAAGTGTTCCATTCTCTCAAAGCCACACCCCGCAAGGGTTTTAAGCGGAACGGATATGGAACAAATGCAAAAAAAAATGACCGCCCCCGGTCTTGCACACCGGAAGCGGTCAGGCGAAACAAACCCTTTTGAAGTTAATGTTTCAAACGCCTTTGAACATTATATCACATGGGGTTTAGCTTTGCCATACCCAATTTTGAAAGTTCAGGTGATATAATGCGAAATCCAAACGGGTATGGAACGGTTGCAAAGCTATCAGGCCAACGCCGCCGCCCATACATTGTGAAGAAAACCATAGGTTGGAATGACAAAGGCCATCCGATCTATGACATTATTGGCTATGCTGAAACCCGTGAAGCCGGGAACATCATGCTTGCCGAATACAACCGTGATCCTTGGGATGTTGACCGGGCCAAGATCACCCTTCAACAGCTTTTTGACCTCTGGAAAGAAAAGAAGGCCCCGAAGCTGGGGGAATCCAACCGTTCTTCCCTCTGTTCAGCGTTCAAGCATTGTTCAGCGTATGTGAACAAGCCTTATAAGCAACTGCGATCCTACCAAATGCAAGAAACCATTGATGGTTGTGGAAAAGGGTATAGCACCCAAGCGGCCATCAAGAACCTGTGGGGCCACCTTGACCGGTTCGCCCTTGAAATGGATATAATAAACCGGTGCTTCTCCGAACTTCTGACTTCTGATCCAATACCGCCCACCAGCCGCCTTCCGTTCACCAACGATGAAATCAAAACGGTGTGGGAACATCAGTCTGATCCTTGGGTTGATACTGTTTTGATCTTGCTATATTCCGGGTGGCGTATCTCTGAATTTTTGAACCTGAAACCTGAAGATATAGACTTGAAGGAAGGCACGATGAAGGGTGGCACCAAAACGAAAGCCGGTAAGAACCGCATTGTTCCAATCCATCCAAAGATCAGGCCCTTGATTGAACGGCGGCTTGCCGAAGGTGGCCCCCGGCTGATCAGCTACAATGGGAAGGTTTGCAATCAAACCCAATACCGGATATTTTGGGCGGATATTATGAAGGCCCTAAAGCTGAACCATACCCCGCACGAATGCCGCCACACCTTTGAAACCAAATTGGACAGCGCCGGGGCCAACCGGAAATGTATTGATTTGCTCATGGGCCATGTGTCCAAAGACACAGGAAACCGGGTCTATAATCACAAGACTTTGGACGAACTGAAGGCCACCGTGGAACTGATCCCATAGGGTTCAAACCTGTGAACATTTTAGGCCGCTGAACGCTGAACTATGCACACATTAGTAACAAGAAAACCCAGAACCCCTGAAAAATCAAGGGTTCGGGGTTCGTCTGTTTTTATTGCACCATAGATCCAGCCATGCGTCTGATTCGCCGAATGTGTAATGTTGTTCTGCAAGCCGCTGTGTAATGCTGCGGGGAAGGCAGAGGAAGCCATAGCCATCTGTTGCGTAAACTGCTCCGTTCATGCATTCGGCGCCAGAGCATTTTATGACCCAATCGGTGATGGCATATTCCAGCTTCTTCGTTTTCTCGTTTAATGTGTAATGCACATATCCATGCTGTTGCAATGTATTCAAGATGTCTATGGCCTTTGTTCGGCTTTTAACGCCGAGAATACTTTTTAGCCCTACTATGCCGCCAGACCACATTCCGGGCACAACATCGTTTGTATAGCCACAGTATTGGGCCCGGCCCTTGCGAAATGCTGCATGCGCGGCCAGCTTCGCCCAATAGCCCATAATCCCTTTGCCAGACGGCATACAAGCTCTGGGTAGTTTGACCCACTGATATTTGAGCAGGCATTTCGGCATAGCAGCGTTCTCCTTCCTATGGCTTGATATAAAGACAGGGCAGTCGCCATGTTAAGAGGCTGCCCTGCAAATGGTATTTAAGTTCATTCAAAATGTGTAAACTATGTTCGATATATAACGCTAAGATAGACTAGGACGGTCTGCTTACACATCTTTAGCTCGGAATAAATGTGACGGAATTTATAGTTTTGTTCCCATTTCGGAATTTTTGTTGACGCAGATCATATTATGCTCTATAATGAAAATACTCTATACGGGAGGTGGCTTTG